AACTGCTATTGCTTTATCACCATTTGTATCATTGTATATCAAAGCACCATTTGCAGTAAAGGTTGCAGAAGTCCATGTGGGATTGTCGCAATCAAAGTGAGCAGTTGTTCCTGTTGTCGTAACAGCTTTATTAGTTAGTGTTTCACCACCTGCCGTATATCCAGTGCCACTTATTTCATTTGAGGTTGAGTAAGCAGTTGTCCCAGCACCTAAACTTGCTGAACTTGTGTACAGTGCTATTTTAAGTGTATCTGCGATTAAGTCGTGCCCTTCATCTAATAATTCAACTTTAAAAGATGTACACATTGCTTGTGATATTGCCATTTATTTTCTCCTTATATTCCAGCGTTATATTCTGCTGTGTAATTTCTTGCCATCTCTTGTTGAAACAATGCAATAGCTTCATCAAATTGTGCTTTGTACAATGATAGCGTTTCTGAAGCCTTTAGGAAAGCACTAGTTTCATAAAGTGCTGCAGCCAGTAAGACATTTTCTGCATTATCGCCTATCCAAGTTGTCGAGTTGCTGGAGGATAATCCTGTAACAGGAGCAACAAAATCAACTTGGTAGGCTAAAGTTGCACTAGGGGTAGGTGCGACTGTAAATATAATACCACTAGTTGTGGCATTTTTTGTGCTATACATTTCTGGTGTAGATGTTGTACTAGAATTAGGATGATAGTCTCTTAGATAGCTATCAATTCTATGGTCTAAGAAAGATACATTATTACTACTATCAGTTATAGAAACTTGTCTAATCATCCTAGCGTTAGCAACTGTATAATCAAATGTGCCTACTACAAAGTTTGCAGTTGCCACTTGTCTAAAACAAGGTAGACTTGGCAATCTTTGAAATATCATTTCTTCTGCTTGTGCTATTATATCATTAATAGAATTGGATAGCTCTGTGCTATCATCTTCCATAAAGTTTTGTATTTGTGAAACTAAGCTAGTATAATTCATTTATTGACCCCATGTACTTTCACCCCAGTCACCACCACCAAATCCTAATTCAGCTATATTAACACTTACAGAACCAATAGCTCCTGTTCCAGCCAATCCAGTTTCTGTGAGAGATGCTTTAGGTATTTCTGTACCAATAGCACCAGTTCCAGCTAGTCCAGTTTCAAGTAGTGCAATTCTTACGTTAGCACCATCTGTAACACCAATGCCACCTAAGTTAGCAGTGCCACTCACACCCGTTGCATTAAACTTATTTGTTATTACTGCAGTACCTAAGTTTGCAGTTCCAGCTACTCCAGTTTCTGGTACTTGTGCTGAAAAACTAATAGTTCCAATTGCTCCAGTGCCATTAACGCCTGTAACATCTTGTGAATGATCTACTTTTATACTAATTGTGCCTATAGCACCCAAGCCTTTTATGCCTATACCTTTTTGTGCGTTTTCAATTTTACTTGCAAAGATATCTGTATTAAATCCAACTACAAAACTAACATTTTCTGGATCATTGTCTGGTCTTGGTTGAAATAATGCAGTCGCATCTATAACATTTTTAGCTGGTGTAAGTTGTGGATGCTTGGGATCAAACTCACTAGGTTCAACTCTAAGGTTATCATAGGTGGTTTTTAACTCTGTATAGTCAACCTTAAAGCCACTTATGTCGCTTATTGCCTTTGATTTTTTACCAGTTGCGTATCTTGCCATTAGACTATATTCAATGCTGTTGGTTGTACTCTTAGACTTACGCCATCATTATCGCTTTGTGCTGCAAAACTAAATGATCTTTCATACATCTCATTTAATAATTGAAACTTGTCTGGTGCATATTTCATAGCTAACTTTGCAGATAAACCAGCACATATGGTATCACTCCATCTATAAGGTATATCTGTGTCTTGATTTGAAGCGTTTACATCCTCTTGTTGGTTCATTGCCCAATATACTAAAGAATATGTAGATGTATTTGGCACACTCCAAAAGTAAATTACTGGCGTATACTGCCTATCAAGCATATATTGACTTGGCTTTCCAGCATTAGATTTATTTGGTAATTGATTGTATTCTTGTATTGTAACTCTATTTATTGTTTGATCTGTATCTGAACTGCTATCCCTTATGACTGCATCTAATATATCTATAGTGCCAACTGGCAAAGTATAATTAGTAGTGCCATTAACAAGTGTCAAAGTGTTTTGCGTTACAGTCCAATAATTTATCCCTCTGTTGGCAAATTCTGAGAATAATAAGTTTATGCTTCTTCGAGCAGACCTAGCATGATCTCCAGTTCTAGTTTGGGGATCAATGCCACATCTCTCGAATGATTCAGTTATTATCTCCTCAACATTAGGTCTAAATGCAACTGTTCCAGATGTTGCCATATTTCACTCTAATATTTCTTAGTCATTGTTAAAACGATTTGATACGAATCACCACTGCCTGCTCCAGTTGTGGTAAAGAATATATCGCCAGTTGGATTAGTGCCAGTTTGCTTTGTGTTTGGTAAACCACCTATATCTTTATAGTCTACCTCACCACTTTGACCCTCATCAAGATTTAACATAATAATATCAGTGTCAGCGTCAGCTAAAACTCTTACAGTCATACCCTTAACAACCCAAGTACACTTTGTAATCTTTACTCCAGTACATGGACTGCCATTTGCATTAGCTTGTAATGTTGAAACATCAACCTTTTTTACTGCAGATTCGTCTCCTGTATCTACATACTGATACTGAAATGCCATGACTATTTCGTGAGTGTTTTCAGAAAGTATAGTGCTTGACTTTATATCAGCCATTTAAAACTCTCCTATTATTGATCACCAAATGCAGGTGCAGTTGCTCCTGTTACAGTTCCAAATATTTGATAATTAGTTGAGTCTTTACCAACTATTGTAACATCAAAACCCGCAGGTACATTTATTTGTATTTTACTATTTGAATTACCATCTGAAAATACTGCACTAACTTCGTTGTCTGTATCTAAAAATGTAACGCCACCAACATAAAAGTTTGTGTTACCAGGTGTTACAATTATAGCATCTGTTGCATCAGCGGCACCTCCAGCATACACAAATCTAAATACAGACCCAGCTATGGGTGCTGGTAGTGTATAAGTATTATCTTGTCCACCATCTGGAACAAGTAAAATTCTACCACTATGTGTTGCATTTGTTAATGTTACATCAGCATCAGCTAAACTTACTGGCGCTCCACCTAATGTGGTTACCTCTGTAATAGCTCCTGATGTTGAATCTTTGCTTACAGTTTTAATTGTACTTTCAGACCTAAGCGGACCTGTAAATGTTGTATTAGCCATGTCAATCTCCTTGTCTTGGCAAGTGTCTGCTTTCGCAGTCAAGGGTTATGTTTAGGAGAGGAGTTATCCCCTCTCCCATCTTAATTTTTATGCGGCACCTTCTGTACCAAAAAGACCACGCCAATCAGTAAAACCAAAAGAATATCTTTCTCTTACCTTGTAACGTACATTTCCAGTCTCAAAGTCTCCTTCCATCCCTCTCTTCATAGGACTTCTTTGGAACATTTTAAGACCATCTGGAACATCTGTCTTAATGAAGAATGCATCACTGTCTGTTAAACGTCTCATAATATGATACCCTTGAGGTAGATATCCACCATTTTTGATGGCGTTAAGGTCGTTATCAGCAGTGCCAGTTCTTAACTGACTTTCAAGTAATCTTTCAGCTACGAAAGTATACGCAGTAGGAATGATTAACATCTGTCCTTGTGCGGCGATCCTAAGACCACGATCATCTTTCATATCTGCAATCTGTATCAAAAGTGACTCTAATGAGGTTTCTGATAAGTCTGCTGCAGTTGCCAAAGTATTACTTTGTGTGCCATTTTGCGTTGGGTGTGATGTATTTAATAAAGATACGCCATCACCACCAGCAGTTGAGGTTGCGTTATTTAAAACATTTGCTGCTTTGATCTCTTTTGTAGTACTCATTGATCTAGCAAGTGCTTTTGTGTAACGAGAAGCAATTGACCCATAAAGACCATCTTCTTCAGCTTCTTCTGTAATAGAGAAAGCTAAAGCAACAGTTTCATGCTGATATCGTGCAGTAAACTGTTGTGATGCAGAATCATAAGATACTCCTGCACCTTCGTCTTTAGTTGGAGCTGCTCCAAACCCTGTCAACAATACATCTTCTTCAAAGGCTTTTTGAGAAGTGTTGTTTTCAAAGACTGCAGCATACTCTGGTGGGTAACTGTCATATTCTAAGCCGAACAAGGTATTTAAACCTGGCTCAAGCATTTTTGCAAATTGTGCTCTATTCATTGCCATTGTTTAAATCTCCCTATATTCCAGCACTATCTTTGAGCAAGTGCTCATTGATAAGAACTTCCATTATTGCATTAGCACCAAAGGCGTTATCTGGCTTGTCATAAAGACCTATAATCTTACAACTGGCAGTACCTGCCGCCATAGTTCCTGATAATTCAAAACCTGATTGTCCTGTAGTGGTAGAACCAGCACCAGCAACAAGGTCACAACAGTTTCCTATGTTTGTCTGTGCAGTAGTTCCTGCAGATTGAGCTATAAACACTGTATATGGATCATCATAAACATATGCTTTTATATCTGTAGCAACAGTTCCTGA